TCATAGGTTGTCCGCCGCCTCAATGTCGCGGCGAATGACGCGGAGCCTCAAATACCACACGTCCGAACCGCATGTGCTATCTATTGCACCGCGAACGCTTACGTCGTTTGTCTCGTCGTAATAGTTAAGTCTCGCAATGGCGTTGTCGTCCTTCGCGTCGAACGGTGACAGCGTTATGCCATATTGCACGGACAAGTCATTTGCGAGGCTTGCCGCGTCCGCCTCAATAACCTTGCGCGTTGCGTCGTCGTGCACAGGGTACACCCATTCCAAGCGAATGCGATACAGGCGATTGCGGCGCGTTCGCGTCAAGTCAACGGTAAGACTTTCGCCTGTGTTCTTGCGCGCCGACCATTGGGCGATTGTGAGCGGCGACATTCCGCCTTCACGTTCGCGCCATTCGCTATAGGCGGAGCCAAGGGCGTTTGTGATTCCGGCCACGCTTGGCGACTGCGAACCGAATTTGCAACCCATGAAGTCGCAGATTGGAGCCGCGCGAAGAGCGGCGCAGGCAAGCGCCGAAAGCAGAAGTGTTACCACGGGTTTTGTTTTCATGGTTCGTATTGTACCACAGTTGCGGCGGACTTGCTGAAAATTCGTGAAAAATATTTTTCGGGCGAAACGGCGAAAAGTGGATTTCGCCCAATGTTTACAAGGGCGCAACGCACTTTTGAGGGGCGAAAAATATTTTTGTTCCCCGTATTGACACAATACGAAAGAATATGATACACTATTCGCCGTGGTGAGGAAATGGGTTCCAAGCCAAGCAATGAAAGGAAAAGAGCTATGAGCAAGAAAACCGATAGAGAGAAAGCCGCGCAGATAATTCGCAACGGTTTTGTTCTTCCTGCGGAGATAGAAGAGTTTTTCAAGGTGGCTAAAGCGCGTATGGTAGAATCCATGCTAAAGGCGCGCAAGACTGTTAAGGCAAAGCTTGCGGAGTTTGAGAAGAACAAGCAGGCGATTTGGGACGCCATGCCCGATGGCGACAAGGTTGAAGTGCGTGTGCGTTGGACTGGCGAACGTGAAACGCGCCCGCTTTCGTTCAGCAGATGGGCTTGCCGTGAGTATTGTTTGATTAAGCGCGAAACGCCATACCTTGGGTATAGTGACGCCGACGCGAGCCGTAAGACAGAAGAAGATTGCGAAGCGAAGCGCATACAGTTCATAATTCGCACAAACGCAATAACTGGCGACACAATCACTGGCGCGGCGCTTCATATCGACACCGCAAGCGGCGATGTGAATGGAACCATTGCCGGAAAGAGCGGCACGGCGACGGTGAAAACAATTGGCGCTGGCGGTTATAACATTCAGTGCTACCACTTCCGCTGTTTGGTGCGCGAAGTCAAATAAGGGGGTGCGATATGACATTCAAGGAATATTCAAAGGGAATCGGCAACACGGACACGTTCGAGTTCGAGAACGCGAACCCGGACAACCTTTGCACTGGCGACTGTTCGACGCGCGCAATCGTCGGCGCGCTCGGCGTCAGCTACAACGACGCAATAGACCTTCAATGTGCGGAGGCGAAGCGCGCGCACTACGGGCTGACAAGCAACGAAGTGTTGATTGCGATTCTTGAGGCGCACGGGTTTACCGGGCACAAGATGGGTGCTGTCGCCAAGGGCAAGAAGCGCGCGACGGTTGGCGACGTTGCCAAGCTTCACGCAGACAAGACATGCGTTATACGCGCCGCGCGCCACTTCACCGTTTCGCGCGGCGGCGTCGTCTTCGACATTTGGAACTGCACGAAGAAAACGGCATTTGGAGTTTGGTACAAATAACAACGAAAGGAACAACGCCATGAAACGAAGAAAGAAAAAATACGACTACATGGGCTATCCCGTTCTGACGTTCAAGCAGATTGAGCGGCTGGCGGAGAACATGATACCGCAGAAGTTCCGCCCGTACTACGTCGGCGCGGACATAATGGCGCAAGACCCGTTGCAGGAAACTACGGCGTGGAACTGCGACATAGAACTTCTGTTCAAGTACCCCGTCGTCAGCAACGCCGTTGACGGCGTGCGCTACGCACACGCAAGCCTTGAGGACATGCGGGACGAACTGCGCAACCTTTCGTTCGACAACGACAGCAACACGGACGAATGGGCGGAGTACGACGAAGGCGTGGAAGGCCGCGCGGTTGTGGAGATTCGCCCGATGCGCAAGCGCATTGCGTGGCGCCAGCGAAGGGAGTGCATGGAATGAAGACGCTTACTGACAGTCAGCGCGGACAGCGTGTTGCGGCCATACGCGCACGCTGGGGCGAACGCGGCAAGTCCAAGCAGATTCGCGTTGACGCGGACGCGGCGGACGCCCTTCTTGCCGTTCCCGAACGCGACAGGCGGCGCGTAGCTTCCGACGGCGTGCGTGGCGCGGTGAAGGACTACAAGGCCAAGAACTATGTCAAAGATATAGGTCAACGCAAAAAAGGGTGGTATAAAATTCGTGCAAAAAAAATGCAAATTCCCTATTGCGCGGTATACCGCGATATGGTACAATATCCACCGTCAGCCCAAATAAGACAATGAAAGGACTTATGAAAGTATGAGCAAGACCAGTGGCAAGCATAACCCGGACAATGTGTTGCTGGGTATTCACGCAACGCCTGAAATCAAGGCGCTTGCGGGGCTTGTTGCCGAAATGACGAAATCGAACATGACCGACACCTTGCTTGATGGGCTTATGGTGATGGCGGAGCGCGCTGGCGTTGTTCGCGGGGGTAAGGTGCTTCCGCAATTCAAAGACGAAATCACACTCCGTGCGGCGCAGGTTCGCGCGGCCAAAAAGGAAAGGCAGACACGATGAACAAGAAAATGCAGTATGACAATCTCCCGAAGGCGGCACAGGCGGCGGCGCGTAGAATCGCCAGGCGCACTGGCGAAACCCCTTCAGAAGTTGCGCGTCGCACGGCTCGCGTTTTTTCGGGGCGCGGCGCGGTATACCGCGAACGCAACATCATGGGGTAACACACCCTAATTTTTTTTGGACAGGCGCGGTATACCGCGCAAAAAGAAAGGACTGTTTATGGGCAACGAAAAGACATTGAACGTGAAGCTTGACGCGACTACGCGCAACGGACTTGCGCGCGTTGCGGACGAAGCCGGACGCGCCGACTGCCGACAGGCGGCGGAGTACATAAAGGACGGCGTGAAGCGCGACCTTGCAAGGAAGGCGAAGAAATAACATGAACGCGTCCGACTTCATAGGCGACAAAGAGGCGGCAAAGCTGTTCGGCTTGAGCCAAAACACCCTGCGGCACCACTGCATGAAATCGTTTAAGTGCCCCGCACCCTTCCCGTCGTCGTCGGGCGCAAGCGCCGCTGGAACCGCAACCGCATATTCGAGCTGTTGAACACGCCCACATGCTTGAAAGGAGCCACTGCATGATGATTACGCGGGCGCAACTTATGGCAGTCCTTGACGCGTCGGAGCCGTGGCACTGGAAGGCGACGGACTGGCGCAAGCTGTCGAACGGGCGCATTGTCCGATTCGTCAAGTGGGGCTGGAAGATGTAAACGATTTCCCGCCGATTCCCGGCGGGGTAAACAAAAAAGGAAACAAACCCGATGAACAACCCGAACGAAGAATACCGCGACGACGGTAAAAAAGAGAAGCTTGCGCGAATAGCCTACAGGCGTTGGCGCAAGCAACTTGCCCGGCGGATGTTCCGCCACATGGAAAAGGCAAATGCAAAGCACCCGCAGTTCGCCGTGTGGCTGTCGCACCGCGACCCGCACGCCGTCGAAGGCGAGCTTGAGCTTGTGCGCAAGCAGAACGCCGACACGCCGCAGGGGTGCATATCTTGGATTCAGCGCGAAGAGACGCTTGAAGTCGAACAGGCGTTCTACAACGGCGATTTTAAGGGCGCAATCAGCGAGGCATACGACGAACTGGCCGTTGTCGCGCGCAAGATTGCGTGGCTTGAGGCGGAGGCGAAGGCGCGCATGGTGAAAGGCGGTGCAAAATGAGCAAGGAAGCATTGACGGTATCGCGCATGAATTGCTGGAACACCTGCCAGCGCAAGTGCCTGTACGCTTACGACTACGGCATACGCGCGGAACAGGATTCCGAAGCGCTTGTCTTCGGAACGGCGTTCCACAAGGCGATGGAAGCACGCGCAAAGGGCGCGGACGCGCAACACGCGTTCGAGGCGGCGCTTGCCACTGCGGAGAAGTGGGACGAATTTGTTGTTGCCAAGTTGCAGGCGACGATTTGGGCTTACTTCACCGTGTACGAAGAAGACCTTATCGTGCGCATGGAGCCGGAAATGGAGTTCGCGTACCCGATAGCGGGAAGCCGCACGTTCGAGGCGCGCGGGAAGATTGACGGCATAGCGCACCTTGCCGACGGGCGCGTTGCGCTTGTCGAACACAAGACGACTTCCGACCCGATAGAGGACGCCACGGCGTCCTATTGGGCGCGCCTGCGCTTGAACTTCCAGCTTTGCCGCTACGTGCTTGGCGCGCGTTCGCTTGGCAAGAAGATTGACACGGTTGTTTACGACGTGTTCCACAAGCCGGGAATCAGCCCCAAGGATGCCGTCAAGGACGTTGACGAAAACGGAATCCCGATTGTGCTTGACGCGGAGGGCAACCGTTGCATTAAGCGCGACGGCACGCCGAAGAAGAGCGCCGACGCCGCAAAGGGAGAGCGCTACGCGACGCACCCGGAAACGCCGGAAGAGTATTGCGAGCGCCTGCGCGCTGACATGGCGGCGCGTCCGGGGTTCTACTTCCAGCGGCGCGAAGTCGCAGTCACGGACGGACAGCTTGAGGCATTCGCGCTTGCGGAAATGCAGATGGCGCGGCAGATGCTTTCCGTCCGCGCGGACGCGAGGGAGGCGGCGCGACGCGGCCTTCCCGAACAGGCGGCGTTCATGCAGGCCGTCGGAAGCATGACGTGCCCGTACTGCGAGTACGAATCCGTGTGCATGGCTGGCGGGCTTATCGAACAGGGCACCGTCCCCAACGGCTTTAAGTTCACGGGCGCGACGCCCGAACTTGACAACAAGTAAACAACAACCCGAAAGGAAAAAAGACAATGGGAGCTATACCAGTACCCAAGATGCCGATGCGCGCCACCGCGCCCGCAAAGGCCGCAGAGACGCCCGCCAAGGCGACTATCACCTTTGGCGGCATTGAGGAACAGACCGCAGGGCAGATTGTCATTCTCGCCGGAAAAGGCGGGAGCGGCAAGACGACTGCGGCGTTGATGAAGCCGGGCGAAACCGCGTTCTTCGACTTGGAAGGCACGTTGCCGACCTTGAAGACGCGCATTGCGGAGCTTGCGCCCGACAGACTGCCGCACATTCACGTTGCGCCGTTCAAGGCAGAGGGCGGCGCGGAGGACTTCGCGCGCCTTTGCGAGCTTGTGGAGGCCGACGGCTACGACGGCATGGACACGGTGGTTATCGACAGTCACAGCGTCGTGCAGGAATACTTGAAGCCCTATACGTTCGTGAAGACGCCGTACAAGGACAGCAAGGGCAACAAGTCGCCGTGCCGTTCGACGGAGGACTACGCCTTCGGGACGTTCCCCGCCTACGCGCGCAACAACTACACGCGGCTGTGGAACGCGCTACAGGAACACAAGCGCGCCGGGCGCGACGTAATCATTATCGCGCACGCGATAATGGAAACCATACCCGACCAAAACATGAACGACATGAAGCAGTGGCAGTTCGACGCGTACACCGCGAAGAGCGGGAAGGACGCGTTGCGCGAGTTCATGTTCAATTCGGCAGACCAAGTATGGTTCATGGACGCGGGCTTGCGCCGTAGCGTGGACGCCGACGGCGGCGGAAAGAAAGTCAAGACGGAGGACGCCGCGATTGGCGGGCGCTTCCTGCACTTGATAGAGGAACCGCTTGTGCAGGTGAAGAGCCGCACGTACTGCGGCGAATCGCCCATTTTCATTGCGAACGGCGAAGCGTTGCCGTGGGACGCGATACTTGGGCGCGAAGGCTGATTCAACCATTCCAACACAACAACGAAACAAAGGAGAAACCAACATGTCAAACTTGCAGGATGGCGTCTACAACGCAATTCCCGTCACGGCGGGCGTCTACGAAAAGAACGGCTTGAAGCTGGAAGTCCGCTTCAACCTGTGCGACGACAACGGCACCGCCTTTACGCAGACGGGCACGGACGGCAACGAATACCCGATTGAAAAGCGCATGTACTACGCGCTTGTGTCGAAGGACGGAGCCGTTAACACGAAGGTTATTGAGTACCTGCGCGCTTGGGCTTGCGGCTGGGACGGCGCAGACCCGTTTTGGTTCACGGAACAGAACAACCTTGCTTCAATAGGCATGGTTGAAGTGACGCTGAAGACGGAACCCGCTTGGAACGACCCGGCGAAGACGTACCAAAACATAAAGTTCGTCAACCCCGTTGGACACGCGGCCACGCACGGCGGCGGGAAGTCCGAAGTCGCTTCCGGCGACAAGGCGGCAATCATGGCGAAGTACGGCGCAAAGTTCAAGGCGGCTGTCGGCGCCACTGCGAAACCGCTTGCGCTGAAGCCCGCCGCGACGCCTGCGGCCAAGCCCGCGCCCGTCCGCGCGCCGACGAAGCCCGTTCCCGCCGCGCCTGCGAAGCCAAGCGGGGTGCCGGGCGGAATCGAGGGGCAGTCCGTCGCTTGGGCGCACTTCTTGGAGTGCCTGCCCGAAGGGACGAAGGACGCAGACCGCGACGCAAAATGGTTTGAGCTGGTGGACGCAAATTCCGGCGGCAAAGACCAACAGGACATGACAGGCGAAGAGTGGCAGGCCGTCATTGCGGCGATTGACGTTATGGAAATGCCGTTCTGAACGTTCGGCACGCGGCCAACTGGTGCGCCGGGGACACAGCAAACCAAAAAACAACAAGGAGTAAAAAAAACCATGAATACAAAGAAGGCAGTCAAGAAGGCAGTCAAGAAGGTTCTTGCAAAGAAAGCAGTCAAGAAGGTTCTTGCGAAGAAGGCCGTCAAGAAGGCGACCAAGGGCGCTTGCGCCGCTTGTTGCTGTGAGCCTTGCGCCAAGTCGAAGAAGGCGGCGAAGTAGGATTCACTTACTAACACGCGCCGGGCGGTTGCCTAGACAGCGCCGCCCGGCCATACAAAGGAACTGTGCAATGGCAACTACCATGATAGCGATAGCCGACCTGCGGCGTGACGAATTGCAGACGCGCGCGGCGCTGTCGGAAGAAACCGTTTCAGACTACAAAGAGGCGATGGACGCGGGGCGCGCGGAGTTCCCGCCTGTCGTCGTGTTCAAGGACAACTTGCGCAAGCGTCTCTACCTTGCCGACGGATTCCACCGCGTGGAGGCTATGCTTAGGCGCGGCGACAAGCGCGTAAAGGCCGACGTGCGCGCGGGGACATACGCGGACGCGCTGAAGTTCGCCTTGGGTGCGAACGCAAACCACGGACTGCGGCGCACAAACGCAGACAAGCGCCACGCCGTCGAAATGGCGTGGGCGCACAGGCGGGAGCTTTGGCCGCGCGAGGACAACGCCGACCCTTCCGCGTCCGTGCTTGCCGACGCCTGCGGCGTTTCCGTTCGCATGGTTGAATGCTTTGTCGCAAAAATCCAACCTCCGCAAAATGTGGAGGTTGCGCCCCCGAAGGAAAGGCGGTTGAAGCCGCCTGCAAGGGGTAGCGCGACACAACCGCCGCCACCCGTCCGCAAGGTATTTGGCATGGACGGGAAGACGCGCGCGGTTCCCGTCCCGGTTGCGGCAACAATCAAGCCGCCAGTGCCAGCGCCGAAGGCGAGGCCGGGCTACTACATTGCGAAGGACGGCAAGGAACACGCAATCGGCGTCGTGCTTGACCGCTACGGCGTGGAGGTGCCAAAGCGCATTGAAAACGCGTTCAAGGACGGCAACGTGCTTGCGCAGGCGATTTCGGCGTTGCAGAGCGCGCGGCGGCTGTTGGCTGGCGCGCTTGAAGCCAAGGACGCCGCAGTTGCCGCAGTCTCGCAACGCGCCGCAATGGAAATGGACAACGTCTATAACGAACTTAAGGCGGCGAAGGCGCACTGCGTCTGCCGCATGTGCCAAGGCGAGGGTTGCAAGGCGTGCAACAGCACGGGATTTCAGACGAAGATGCAGTACGACCGCAACGAAAAGCAGTTCAAGGCGGAGGAATAGGGACATGAGCGCAATAAACCCGAAGCAGTTTATCCTTCCCGGCAGGGATTGGGACGGAACGAAGGCGCCGACAAATGAGCGCTATGCGCTTGGGCAGTTCGACGCGCGCGCCTACAATCACGGATGCCGCGTGATAGAGGAAATGCGCAACGCAACTGGCATTAGGGATGGCGTGGCGCAGGCCGTCGTCGTTGTCGTGTTCGTTGACGGTTTTCTGCAATTCGCGGGCGCGAACGCCTGCCTGCACAACGGCGCAAACGTCACGCGCGACGACGCAAAGGCGCAAGCCGCCAGCATTATCGAACGCATGAGCGGCGGCGAAGTGGCGAAAGGCGAGGTGGCAAAATGAGGGGCGAAAAGCGGTTGCGCGCGGCCTTGCCGCATTTGAGCGCAAAGGAACTGCGCATGGTTTGGAAGGACTGCCGCAGGGCGCAGGACGTTGTGGCTATCGGCGGCGGAACGTCTGCGGAGTGGGACAAGTACGTTACGCTTGCAAACGACATTCGGCGCGAACTTGAAAGGCGCTTCCCGGAAGACGCGAAGAAGCCGATTGACTACACCAAGGACTGGACGCCGGAAGAGTACGACAGGCTTACGGCGATTCACAGGCGGATTCAAAAAGGCATGGTTGGAGGTTCTGCAAAATGAACGTGATAAAGTTTTCGCACGAATACCCGAAGCTCCACGGGCAGACTTCGGCGGAGCTTCTGACGGTGCGGCGGCTGAAGATTGACGCCAGCACGCCGCGCAAGCTGATAGAGTACGACACGACCTATGACGGCGGGCGCTACCCGTTGCGCCACGGCGTGTACCTACAGCTCATATTCCTTGGCAACCTGCACATACCCTTCTGCACGATTCGCGCGGCATACCCGCCAAGCAAGGTTCACTACTACCTAACGTCCATTGGGAAGGTGTTTGCGATTGAGACGCCGACGAAACGCAAGTGCAAGCTTTGCAAGCACTACGACGGCATGACGCAGAGCCTAATAAACTTCGGGGACGGCGGTTCACTTGAGTGCGAACGGTGCAAGCTCCACGGATGGACGCAGAACGCTTGCGACGACTTCGACAGGAAGGACGGTGCGCAATGATGAAGCTACGGCCATACCAAGACGGCGCCGTTTCGGGCGCGTTCGAGGCGTGGAAGGAATGCAATTCGACGCTGATTGTCCTTCCCACGGGACTTGGCAAGACGGTTGTGTTTTCCGAAATTGTCCGGCGTATGCAACCCCTGCGCTCAATGGTGATAGCGCACCGCGAGGAACTGATATTCCAAGCGGCGGAGAAGATACAGCGCGTAACGGGCTTGGAAGGCGCGGTTGAAATGGGGCAGTACCGCGCGGACGGGTTCTTTGAGACGCCGCCATACGTAGTTTCGACGGTGCAGACGCAGTGTAGCGGCGGCGACGGCGGCGGGCGCATGACGAAGTTTGCGCCAAGCGACTTCGGCCTTGTCGTGATAGACGAGGCGCACCACGCGACAGCTTCAACCTACAAGCGCGTGATTGAATACTACAGGCAGAACCCGAAGTGCAAGATTCTTGGCGTGACCGCGACGCCGGACAGGGCGGACGAAGAGGCGCTGGGGCAGGTGTTCGAGTCCGTGGCATACGAGTATCAGATACTTGACGCCATAAAGCAGGGGTGGCTTGTGCCGATTGCACAACAGATGGTTACTGTCGGCACGCTTGACTTTTCGGGCGTCAAGACGACGGCGGGCGACTTGAACCAAGGCGAGCTTGCCGAAATCATGGAAGAGGAACAGAACTTGCAGGCCGTGGCGAGGCCGACCGTCGAAATCTGCGGAGAGCGGCGCGCAATAGTCTTCGCGGCGTCAGTCAAGCAGGCGGAGCGCATGGCCGAAATCATAAACCGCTACAAGCCGAACAAGGCCGACTGGATAAGCGGCAAGACGGACAAGGAGAAGCGGCGCAAGATTCTAAAGGACTTCAAGGAAGGCGCTTTGCAGTTCGTCGTCAACGTCGGCGTACTCACGGAGGGGTTCGACGATTCGGGCGTTGAAGTTATCGTGATGGCGAGGCCGACGAAGAGCCGCGCCCTTTATGCGCAGATGGCCGGACGCGGCACAAGGCCGCACGACAGCGTGGCGGGGCTTTTGGGCGACTGCGCTACAGATGCGGGGCGGCGGCATTTGATAGACAACTCATGCAAGCCGTCGTGCCTCATTGTGGACTTCGCGGGCAACGCCGGGCGCCACAAGCTGGTTACGTCCGCCGACATTCTAGGCGGCAACATATCCGACGACGTTGTGGAGGCCGTGGCGCGCAAGGCGAGGGAGAGCGGCAAGCCGCTTGACATGGCGGAGGAACTGGCGAAGGAACAGGCGCTTGCAGACGAACGCAGGCGCACGGAGGCGATGCGGCGGGCACAGCTCAAGGCGCGCGCAAACTTCATGCTGACGAACATTGACCCCTTCAGCATGTGGGACTTGACGCCCGCGAAGGAACGCGGCTGGGACAGGGCGCGCCACTTCACGGAGAAGCAGGCAAACGTGCTGATGCAGAGAATCGGCGTTGACCCGGAGAAGATACCGTATTCGCAGGGAAAGCAGTTGCTTGACGAATACTTCCGGCGCGTCAGCGCGGGGTACGCAAGCCTCAAGCAGACGCGCACATTGCAGAAGTGGGGCGTCAAGGCGCCAATGCGCTTCCAAGAGGCAAGCCGCATGATTGGCAACCGTGCGCAGGCGTGGAGGGGCTGACGCGGAAGCGGACTTCAAGATGCTGTGCAGGGACTGCAAAAGCGTGGAGTGGTGCAAGCACGCGTTCGGCAGGTACTGGCAGGACAAGTCAAGCGGCGGCGTGGGGTGCCGATGCCCCATGCCGCAAGACCCAACACCCTTCATTAGAGCCGTGAAGAAGGCAGACCCGCCGCAGGCGCCAGTGCGTCCCGCAGTGCAGGGGCTGTCCGGCTACTTGGAGGCGTTGAAGAGACATGGACAGGCAGGAAAGGCTACGAATAGCATACGAAACGCTGGGCGTCAACCCGCCCAAGAAGCGCAAGCGCGACAAGTTCAAGGGAAAGGCGCGAAGGCGCCCGCGCCCCTTAAGCTCGCTGTTAATGCCCCGCGAGTGCCACAAAGACGAACACAAGCGACGCTATTTTTCATGCGAGAAGAAGCAGAGGTACAGGACACAGCACATAGCGCGCGAGGCGGCTAACAGGGCGTTTACCGAACGAGGCGTGCGCCTGCGGTGCTACTACTGCCAATACTGCAACGGCTACCACTTGACGAAGAGAAACCCGAACGGAGAAACCGAATGGAACAGACGGCGATTGTAAAGGGCATTTCGTTTGAAACCGTAGAATGCAACGGCGCATATCCGCGCGTCATTCTGCGGTGCGACCTGTTGCTCACGTCCATGCGCAGGATTTCGGCGGTGGACAAGCAGGCGATTGAAGAGGCGGTTGCGCGCGCTGTCGCGGCCAACGTCAAGTTCGCGGAGCGCGCAAATGGAAAGGTTTAGAAAAGTCACGAAGCGCGAACCGTGCCCCGTCTGCGGGCACGCGGACTGGTGCGTTGTGTCGAACGACGGCGGAACGGCTATATGTATGCGCACGGAATCGGACAGGCCGAACCCGAACGGCGGCTGGATTCACGTTCTGAAGCGCATTCCGCCGCCCGAAAGACGCGTCCGCGTCCCGCCGCCAGTGCGCAGGCGCCTTTTCGACGCGGAGCGCGCAATGGCGGGATTCCGCGCGGAGTTCGAGGAACCGGGCGACGGCAGGGACGTATTCGACAGCGCCATTGAGATTGGCAAGGAGCTTGGGCTTGCCGGGGCTGTCGTTGACAGGCTTGTTGTCGGGCGCTCCAAGTTCTACAACGCCTGGGCGTTCCCGATGCGCGACGGATTGGGAAAGGTTGTCGGAATCCGCCTGCGCGGTTACGGCACTTCCGACAAGTGGAGCGTTGCCGGAAGCCGCGACGGGCTTTTTTACGACCCGTCGCTTGTTGCCGAAACGTCCGTGTCCGGCGGACTGCGCGGGCGCGAAATCGTGATATGCGAAGGCGCAAGCGACTGTGCGGCGGCGTACTCAATCGGCCTGCCGTGCGTCGGGCGCAGTTCCTGCGCGACTGGCGCGGACGAACTGGCGGTGCTTTGCAAGCGCCTCATGGTGTCGCGCGTCACGATTGTTGCGGACAACGACAGCTACAAGCCGCGCGTCGTGCGTTCGCCTTCCGGCGCGCCGATGCGCGCAATGTGGCACCCCGGAACGGACGGCGCGGCGGCGCTTGCGCGGCGGCTCGGACGCCCGTTCCGAATCGTCGTGCCGCCCAAGAAGGACTTGCGGGAATGGGTGCGGCAGGGATGCACCCGCGAGACATTCTACAAAGTCGCGGACATGAAGAAGTGGCAGATTGTGCGCGACGAAACGAAGGCGCCACTGTGAAAGGGGGATTTGAATTGGGCAACTGGATTAAAGTTGACGTAGATACGCCGTACAAGCCCGCGATAGGCGCAATCATGGAGCGCACCGGGTGCGGCAGGGGCGACGCGTTCCTTGCGTGGTTCAACCTGTACGTGTGGTTCGACCAAATAACCGCCGACGGGCGGGTTGCCTGCACCAAGGCGGACATTGACGCCAAGGCTGGCGTCCCCGGCACGGCTGGCGCGCTTGAGGATGCGGGGTGGCTGTCGTTCGTCGGCGGCGGCTGTCAGATTGTGAACTGGTACGAACACAACGGCAAGAGCGCAAGGGCTAGGGCTGTGCGCGCAAAGTGCATGGCGGGCCTTCGGACAAGGCGAGCGAAGCAACCCGCCCCGCCAGTGCGTGACAAAAAACGTGACAATTGCGTGACAAATTCGTGACAATCCGTTGTCACGGTTTTGTCACGGTTTTTGTCACCTAGAATAAGAAATATAACATTACTAAAGTCGCCGTAGAATGGAAATCATAGCGGTAAATTTCAGAAAATTTCTAACGCGTGCGCGTGTGCGCGCGCAGGAAGGAGGGCTTGGGCATGGGTAGAGGTGCGCCGCACTTCAGCAAGGAGTGGCTGGAAAGCTATAGGGCGAGAATCGGCACTGGCGCGGAGGGCGCAGGGAAGCCCCTTCCCGCCCCGTCACGCGCGCGAAAGGATTTGGGCGGGGTATTTTCCCCATACACCCCCGGAAAGCGTGTGGCGGTGCCTATAAGCGCCTACAGCGGCAAGCAAACGGAGGCGGAGAAGCGGTACAACGCCACGGTGCTTTTGGGGCGCGGCAGGTTCGAGGCTGTCTGCCTTTACCTTCCGGGCGGCGGACGCTACACGCCGGACTTCATGACCGTTGACGACGGCGTGGTTGTGTTCCACGAAGTCAAGGGCAGTTACAGGCTCGGAAGCCAAGGCCGGGCGCTTACGGCGTTCCAAGAAGCGGCGGCGGCATTCCCCATGTGGCGGTTCGTTTGGGCGGCGGAGCGCAAGGGCGGAGGGTTTGACGTGAAGGTGTTTGACCCTAAAACCATGCTTGGGAACACGAATGAATAGATGCGACAAAACATGTGCCGTGTTCCGCGAGATTGAGCGGATACGCGCCCAATGCCTTGCGTGCAATGTGTGCAAGGAAGGTAACACTATGCAGATTGGCGGGCGGGGCGTGGTGTACATGGATTCGGCGGAAAACCCCGAAACCGTCATTGCGCACGGGAAGGAGCGACCGCACGTAGCGCCGGAAGTCTACCGCGACGGCGAGGAAGAGCCGATGCGCAACGTCACGGCGCTTCCGCCGGAAGCCGAAGAGCGGTTCCGCGAGGTTGTCTGCACCTATTTTGGCCTGCGTCCCGTCGAAGTGCTGTTGTGCCACCACTTGGCGAACGGCGGCAACCTTGCGAACTTCAAGCACTTCATTGACGGGGTGAAGTCCGACCTGTCGAAGTACAAGCACCTTGACAAGCGCAACGCATGGGCGCTGTTCAAGCACATTGGAAAGGTGTTCGCCCCCTTCCGGGCGCTGGCGGGCGGGCTGATAGGCAAGGGCAAGGGCGGAGCCGTCAAGCGCGCCTTGGGAAAGCAGTTAGTGCAACTTGACATGTTCGAGGACTAGACTATGCCGGGAAGACCAAACAGGGGAATGCTGAAGGGCAAGCGCCCGAAGAACGCCCGCCCGCCGTTCAAGGCTGGCGAGGCGTCAACGATTGAGGCGGCGAAGAAAGGCGGGCGGGCGCGCCGCGAGAAATGCGCGCGCTTCAAGTCCCTGCGCGAAGCGGCGGAAGCCCTGCGCGACCTTCCCTGCACGGTAAAGGGCATGGACAAGTTCACCAACGGCGTTGCCGCCGTGCTGTCCATGTACGAAGAGGCGGCGCGCGGGAATCCAAAGGCGTTCCACGAACTTGCGGCTGTGATGGGCGAGCTTGAGGAAAAAATATCCGTCGAACAACTGCCGACCTTGGTTGACGACGTGCCCCGTGCGCCCGACCCGCCCAAGAAATGAAGATAATTCACCGCATAACTGACTTCATAACCGAAGCGTACTACGTCGCATGGGACTACATGCGGCGCTGGGTTTTCGACGAATTTTGGTTCTTGGGCGGGCGCGGTTCCGGCAAGTCAACCGTTGCGGCGCGGCGAATCATAGACGACATTCTGCACGACCCCACGGCGAACTGGGTTTGCTACAAGAAGTACGGCGTGGAGATAGAATCCACGGTGTACGCGGAGTGCATAAAGGCCATAAACCGCGCGGGGCTTGCGCCGCTGTTCAAGTGCATTACTTCGCCGTATGAGATAACCTACATTCCGACGGGGCAGAAGATAGCCTTTCGAGGGCTGGACAAGGGTTCAAAGTCCAAGGGGCTTACGTTTACCGTCGGCTACTGCCACGGCGCGTGGTTCGAGGAAGCAGACCAGTTCACGTCGCAGAAGGAAATCGACACCGTTTTGCAGACCTTGGGGCGCGGCGGCGAGCATTTCCAAGTGATATACACCTTCAACCCGCCCGAATCCAAGGCGCACTGGATAAACGTAGAGGCGGCGAAGCACAACCCGAACAGATACGTTCTGCACACGACATACAAGGACTGGAACGCCGACTGGCTGGGCGGATTCTTCTTCCGCAAGATGAACGCCATTCGTTCCGACGGCGAGGCTGGCGAACTGCGCTACCAGCACGAATACTTGGGCATTCCGACTGGCAACGGCAACGAGATATTCAAGAACGTTCGCGGCGTGCGCTTTACGCCCGAACAGGTGGCGGCCATGCGCTCCAAGCGGTACGGAATGGACTTCGGGCAGGCAGACCCGACAACGCTTGTCGGCACGAACTACATTCCGCGCCTTGAAGTCAACGACCGTGGAAAGCCTGAGGACATAGGCGGCACGCTTCAGATATTCACATGCTGGTACAAGACGGACGCGCTGAATCGGCAGGTTTACGCGGAGCTTGAGCGCCGCAAGCTTCTCAATACGATAATCTACGGCGACCACGGCGGGGGCGGCAAGGGCGTTATCCGCGAAATGCACGAATTGGGCGCGCGCCGTCTGATGCAGGCATACAAGCCCGCAGGGAGCGTGGAGCGCGGAATACAGTTCCTGCGGCAGTGCCAGCACATAGACATTGACACCGTGGAGGCGGCGGACGCGTACCGCGAGTTCACGGGCTACCTGTTCGCAACCGTCCGCGACGGCACCCTGCGCAACGAATACCCGGACTTGGACAACCACACGATTGACGGGACGCGCTACAGTCAGCAGGAAAACATATTCAAGAACTGCGGTTCTAGCCTGCTTGTGGCTTAAGACCCGCCAACCATGCACGAAGGGAACCACACATGAGCATTCTAACTTCACGCAAGCACTGGATAATGAAGGCGCGCGCGGAGCAACTGCGGCGCAACGAGCTTTCCGTCTACGGCGGCAGGCCGTACATTGACGAACGGCTTTGGCGCGCGCCGAACGAAACGGACACTTCTTGGGACGGCGACCCCGCGCGCGGTATCGTCGGGCGCAAGACGCGGACTGCGCTTGTCAGCGACGCCGGGCGGATAGCCAACAAGATAAACCAGTACATTTTCAAGACGCGGGCGGTGCGCGACGGCGCGGACGAAGCGTTTGTCAACGACTGCACGGGCGACGGCGAGGGTGTACACGACTTCATGCAACGCGTCTGCCTGTCAATCACCTTCGGCGGCTGGTGCTGGTTGCAGGCCGACCGCGCGCCGCTTGCGCCGGGCGAACAGGAAACCTTGGCGAACAAGGAGCGCGTCAAGTGGATTCTGTGGAACGCGATTGACATTCCCGACTGGTGCATTGGCAACGACGGCGAAATAAAGTGGCTTATCGCCTGTTCGCACGTCTACCAAAACGCCGACCCAAGGCAGGCCGCGAAGGAGGGAACGCTTTTCACGCTGTACGAGAAGAAGGACGACGGCGTGGTTTACATTACCGAAGAGACGGACGGGAAGGTTGAAATGTCCGGCCTGCGCACGAACGTTCCGCTTACGGGGCTTGAGCGCATACCGTTTGTCCTTATCGGCAAGCCGTCACAGCGCGCGTGGTGGTTCGACGACGTGGAGAACATGCAGGCGCAGGTAATGAACCTTGACAGTCAGCACAACGAGACGCTGACGGAAAACGTCTTTCCGCAGATGATTGTTCCCACTTCGCTTGCCAACTCCCTTGAAGTCAAGCTGGCGGAACAGAACATTGACGGGAAGAAGGTTGTAGCGCTCATACGCGAACTGACGCTTGGGCGGAAGATTCCGATACAGGAAAGCTCGGAGGACAAGGGCATATCGCGCTACATAATGCCGACGGGCGACCTAAAGCTGTTGACGGACGAATGCACGCGGAAGCGCGCGCTTCTCTTCGACATGGCGGGGCTTGCGCTGTTCAACAAGGAATCCCGGCAGATTCAAACGGCGGAATCAAAGCAGTTCGACCAACTGGACACCAATTCCACGCTTGGCAACCGCGCGCTTCTGCTACAGGACGCGGAGGCAAAGCTTGTGGAGCTGTCCGCCATGTTCGACGCGAGCTTCAAGACTTGGGAGCCGAAGTACCCCGCCGACTTCGACGTTGTGGACGTTGCGGCGCTTGCGCAGGCGCTGACGCAGATTGCGAACGCGCCGGACAAGACGCCCAAGATGCGCAAGCTGATTGCAAAGGTTGTCGTGCGAATCCTCAAGGAGCTTGCGGCGAGCATTGCGACGGATGCGGAGTTCGAGGAAGCGCTAAAGGAGATTGAGGAACACGACTTCACGGAGCCGACAATGCTACCGAACCCCTTTGGCGACGAAGGCGAAGACGAAGACGAAGACGAAGAGGAATAGCGGTTTAGACCGTCGAACCATTTGTGCGGGCACCCGTCAGCACCCGAACGAAAGTTGAACGCCGACGAAAACCCTCACGCCGGGAGTGGCGCGGACACGAAAGGAAAAAAGCGAAACCATGAACATAAAGGACATACTCGCAAAACTTGCGAAGGGCGAAACGCTCACTGACGCCGAAAAGGACTTCTTGGGCAAGTTCGACTTGCAGAAGGAGATTGACGCGGCGGCAAGTGCGGCGCGCAAGAAGGCCGAACAGGAACGCGACAAGCTGAAAGGCGACTTTGCGAAACTGCAACAGGCTTTCGACGCCTTCAAGGAGGAAAACGACCCCGCAAAGGCGCAGGACGCCACCGCGAAACTGCTTAAGCGCATTGAGAAGTTGGAGAAGGACAAGGCCGAATCCGACGCGAAGGCGCTTTCCATGGAGCGGACGGCGAAAATCGGCGCGCTTGCGAAGGCGGCGGGCATTGTCCCTGCAAAGGGCGTGGATTCCAAGACCATTGACGTTTTGGTTGGCAATCTGCTTAAGGACGTTAAAGACCTTGACGACGAAGACGCCGTTAAAGCGCTTTTCGACGACTTCAAGGCGAACAACGCCGGGCTTATAGCCGCCGAAACGAAAGGCGGTGCTGGACAGAAAGGCGAACCCGGCAAGGGCGGCTGGACTGGCGCTAATCCCTTTGACCCAAAGACGTTCAACCTCACGAAACAGTGCGAGCTTCAGAACGAAAACCCGGAGCTTGCGGCGTCCCTTGCACAGCAGGCGGGCGTAACTCTCACGTAAACGGCCATAGCCAACCTATGTCAAAGATATAGGTTGACGGCCACAGGCAAAGACAAACGAAAACAGAAAGACAGGTGCAACCATGGCACAGACCACGATAGCGAGCCTCATTACCAACACGCACTTCCTGCGCTACTTCCCTAGGGCGATTCTCGACCGTTCGCGCCTTCTGAAGTCCGGGATTGTGCAGAACGACGCCGAAATTCAGACCCGTTGCAACGCGGCTGGATTCGGCGGGCATTTCGTCAAGCTCCCCTTCTTCAACCCCCTTGCAACCAGCGGTTCCGGCCACACGGAAGAGCGCTTGGTTGAGGGCGTTGCGCTCACGCCGGACGGTATCACGGCGAACGAGGACGTGGCGGTTATCACCCGTCGCGGCAAGGCGTTTGGCGCGACCGACCTTTCCGCCGCGATTTCGGGCGAAGACCCCATGAAGGCGATTGCCGACCTTATCGCGGACTGGTGGAACGTCCGCAAGGAGGCAAAGCTCTTTTCCGTCCTCAAGGGCGTTTTCGCGGACAACGTGGCGAACGACAACGGCGACCTTGTGCTGGACATTTCCGGCGAGAACGGCGACGGTGCGATTCTCGACAAGAACACAATCAATCTTGCGGCACAGCTTCTTGGCGACCGCAAGACGGAGCTTACGGCGATTGCGATGAACAGCGCCGCAGAGACGTTCCTTGCCGGGCTTGACACCAACGCCGGGCTTTACCGCGCGTCGGACGGCCCCGCCACCCTGTCGAAGTACAACGGGCGCGACATTTTCATTGACGACAACTGCGCTTACAACCCCGCAACGAAGGTTGCCGAAATCTTCCTGTTCGGCAAGGGCGCCGTCGCCAACGCCACCGTCCCGACGGAAGTTCCGTTCGAGACTGGCCGCGACCAGCTCAAGTCGCAGAACTTCCTCATTACCCGCGTGTCGGAAATCGTACACGTTCGCGGTATCAAGTGGAACGTCAGCGACACGAACCCCGACAACGACAAGACGGGCACCGCCGGACAGAGCGGCTACATTGCCGGACTTTCCGACGGCGGCAACTGGGACAGGGTTTATTCGCAGAAGGAAATCCGCGTCGTCAAGCTTATCTGCAAGCTTGCCTAACAAGCGGGTTTGGCATGTGCGAACGCCGGGCGCGGGTAACACCCGCCCGGCATTACGCGAAAGGAGCCACAAACCATGAACGGTAGCCAACTCATACCCATTGCGAATAAGCTTGACGCACGGGCGCTTCTTGCGGAGCGCGAGCGTTCGCCAAAGCTGGCGGAGGCATACGACGCCGCCGTTGCGTCCAACACGGAGCTTGCGACGGCGAACGGCGAACTGACGACGGCGAACGGCGCGCTTGTCGAAGCCGCAGGCGCGCTTCTGACGGCGCTTTCCGCCGATGAAGCGACAATCGCCGGATGCGCCACGGAGATTGCGGCGCTCCAAGCGCTGATGCCCGCCGAAGACGAAGGCGGCGGAGGCGACGCGACGACCTAACGACGTTCGACGGGGCGGCGAAGGACGTTGTGCCTTCGCCGTTCCCGTAATTCCGAAAGGACACAGGACATGAAACCCAAAGACATAATTTCCCTTCGGGCGACGATTCGCAACCGCCAGCGCAAGAACGTTCTGAAGCAGAACCCCGACATTGTGCAGGAAGCCCGGAAGGACTTTGAGGCGGAGCTTGCGGCGCTCAAGGCGGAAAACGAAGCGCTCAAGGCGGAGAATGCGAAGCTGAAGAGCGGCAGGCGTTCGCACGGCAGACGCAGAAGGAAGACGGCCAATGGCGATTAACGTTGACAACGCGGACGCCTACTTCGCCACGCGAACCGTCGTTGCGGCTTGGGGCGAATACTCCGCCGAACAGCGCAAGGCGGCGATAGAACAGGCGAAGCGCGACCTTTCGCGCGCGCTTGGGCGACCGATGCGCGAAGACGAACCGCAGTACAGGTACGGCGACGAGACGCGCGACGAATACGCCGTTTACGAACAGGCCATATTCACCCTTCTGCGCGACGCCGAACCCAAGGGCAACGGAAGCGACATACCTTCCCTTGACCCCGACGAAAAGGCGGACGCGCGAACGGTAATGCGCACGGGCGGCGGCAAGTGGAGCGAAGAGGCGCTTGCTTGGCTTGGCGCTTCCGGGCGCGTGCAGACGGTGCTTGGCTAATGGCTGACGTTTCGCAACTTTCGCGGCTTGTCAAGAAGGCGGATGCGGTGTCGCATTCCGCCGCGTGGCTTGTGGCGCGCGCCATACGCGACATTCGCGGCGAGATTGCGAACCTGTCCGGCGAGCTGAACCTTGCCGGGAACGCCGACGACAGGGAGCGCGCATACGGCATGGTTCGACGCCGGATGGACAGGCTTTCCCGCCGACTTGACAGGTTGCTTGAGGCGCAGAACGAGATTGCCGCCAAGGGCGCGGCCAAGTCCGCCGCGACGCTCACGGGGCTTGAAGTCAAGTATTCCCCTTCGCGCGCCAAGGCCATTTGCGAACTTGTCACGCCTGCGCAGGGCGAGAACCTTGCGGCGGTGTTCACAGACCGCATGGGCGCAAAGCTCATTGGCACGTTGCGCGAAGCGACGGTTGCGACGTTGCGCGAACAGGCCGTGTCCGGCGGCACCATGAAGGAAACGGCGCGGCGCATGGCCGAATCATGGCAGGCGGCGCTAAAGGACGAACGCCCGGTTTTCGTGGATTCCGGCGGGAACACTTGGAACACGGAAACATACTTCCAAATGAACGTCCGCACGAACACAATGCGCGTTTACAACGACTGCTTGGCGGACAACGTGGCGCGCGCGACTGGTTCCGACCTAATGCGGATTTCGACAGGGGGGAGCGACCCGAACTGCGAATGCGCGGCGTGGGAAGGTTGCATTGTGTCCTTGACGGGGAAGACGCCCGGATTCCCGACTTACGAAGACGCGCGCAAGGGCGGATGCTTCCACCCGAACTGCGTACACACGCTCGAACCCGTGGACGAAACGGCGGACGCCGACGAAATCAAGTTGCAGAAGGCCGTCCCCGCCAGCGGAGAGACGGCGAGCGATTGGGAGGCGCAGGACGAACGCAAGTACGAAATCGACCAAGCGCGCAAGATGCGGGACGAAGGGCTTACGCGCGAACAGGCGCGCGTTGCCGTTGACCGCGACAACTTGGCGGCGTCAATCCGCGCTGGGCTTGTGCGCGGCGACGCGGAAGCCGTTGTGCGGAAGATGACTGACGCGCAGGTTACGGCGCTTTGCCCCAACGGGAACCCGCCGGAGTTTCTGCCGACTAAGCGCATTCCGGGCGGCACGCGCGCAAACCCGAAGTACGAGCCGGAGAAGTGGAACCATGGCAAGTGGGGTGGCGTGGTTCATGTCGGCAGGGACGCCACGGCGGAACAGATACTAAAAGTCTGCAAGGTGGGGGACGCGAAGGCGCCCGAACCGCCAGCGACGCCGCCCAAGCCCGCAGGGAAGCCGAAGCCGGAACCAGCGCCCGCGAAGAAGCCGGAACCGAAGCCCAAGGAAGAGCCGAAGGACAAGCCGCAGGAAGACCCTATCGCGGCGCTTAAGACCGTTGAGGAATGCCGCGAATACGTTTCAAAGCAGTTGGGCGTCACCGCCGTGGGATTCAAGGACTTCAAGCTTGAGGACGTGCAGGGAATCGCGCGCGAGGTTGCGAGGGCGCGCGACGCGGGGCTTGACACGAAGTATTGCAAGTTCGTGTCTACGGGGCAGGAAATGCTTAAGGACGCGGACGCGAAGAAGGCGTTTCTTGAAGCCCGCGCGTCCGCAGATTCGGCGTCCGTGCTTGGACTTGCCTTCTATGCGCGCAAGGGCATTAAGAAGGGATATTCGGGAACCGATGCGGAATGGTACGGATTCTGCCAAACCTTGCGGGCGACGGGCAGGACTTACGCGCACTGCATACGGTTCTACAACCCGATACTTCAGAGATTCAACGGAATATACTTCAACGCGAAGATGCCCAATAGGCAGGCCGAACTCAAGGCGGACGTGGAAAGCGGCTGGCACCCGCCGGGCGCCGACAGCATACGCGGCATAATGGCGCACGAACTTGGACACGCGCTGGATTCGTCCATTGGCGAACTGCGGCGCGGCATACGCCTGTCAACTTCCGTCGAACTCATAAAATACATTGGCGACCACGGCGGCAAAAATGGCGTTGAGCAGGGGTTGTCCCGCTATGCCGCGACCAAGGACAGCGAACTTGTGGCCGAAGCGTGGTGCGAATGTTCCATGAACAAGGAGCCGCGCCAGTTTGCAAGCGACGTGGGAAAAATGATACTATCTGCGCTTGGGAAAGGAAAAAGCGATGCAGGCACAACCTAAACTGCCCGAAGGCGTTACGTGGGATGACGTGGAACTCATACCCGAAAAGGAAGACCCGAAAGCAAAAAGGCATTTCGAGGTTGAAACGGTGTTTGTCGCCCGGAACAAGAAGACTGGCGAAATATACCGATAGCCGCAGACGCGCCGAATTTCGCGCGTAGCGGCGTTTCCGGCGCCACCCCTACACTTTCACGCCCAAGCCGCGCGGCGCGCCCTGCGTGCTTCCCTGCCGCCTTCCGCGCGATTGTGACCGAATACCCGTCTTTGACATGGCGGACATTACGGGACTAGAGGCGGTTACTGCCGAACTTGCGAAACTTAGGCGCGTTGCGCCTTTGGCCGCGAAGCGCGCAATGTCGAGTTGCGGGCTACTCGCCGTCCGGGAGGCGAAGGCCAACGCCCCGCGTTCGCCAACCATGAAGCAGATTTCGGCCACCTTGAAGCGCAAGAAGCGGACAAGCCGCAAGGTGCTTCCGGGCGGACTTGAAAAGTCCATTGAGTACGACGCCGACGAACGGCGCTGTTCCGTGTTCGTGGCGTCAAACTCAATGGCCGGAAAGTACGCGAAGCGCATTCACGACGAAAAAGGCCATTCGTGGCGGAATCGCGGAGCGGGAACGGTTGCCAAAGGTTCGCGCGCAGATGAGAAGTTCATTGAGCGCGCAATCAAGGACAACGTGGAAAAGTTCACGGCCATAGTCAAGGACGAATTGGGAAAGGCGTTGCCAAAATGAAGGAATGCAACTTCGAGGATTCGCTGGAGGCGGCGGAAATCGCCTGCAAACAGCATTTGGAACGAAAGCTTGGGTTCAAGATAATGCGTTCCGTCGGCGTCGGACTGCCGGACGAAGCCGTGTTCGACATTGGGCACTTGCAGACTGGCGAACAGATGGGCTTTTCCGCCGGGGCTTTCCACTGGCGGGCGCAACTGGACATTTACAGGCGCGAACGCCCGGAACTTCAGCGGTGCATAATGCGGTTAATCCAGTCGTTCCCGATTAACCGCGACATGAACGCCGACGACGAACTGCGCGAAAACTCCAACGTCGAACTGTTCCGCATTGCGCTTGAGACAAACGCCGTCGGAACGATTACGCGAACGGAAGTCACGCCGCCCAAGGCGACCAACCCCATGCAGACGAACGTCGTATCAATCCTGTTCGACGTTGTTTTCCGCGCGCGCTTTTGACCCTTGAACCATAAACGAAAGGAACCAAAACAATGTTTACACCGACTTCCACGATAACTGTTGCGAACTGGATGCTTCAGACCGTCAACACGTCCACGCAGAGACAGCGGGCGCAGGCGCTCACGGACAAGGGCAACGAACACGCTTCCGCGCTTTGGGGCGAACAGACCACGGAAACAGCGAACTTCACCCTTGGCGGCAACTACCAAGGCAACATGACCCTTCCCGCGCTTGGAAACGGCATAACGGACTATACCGTTACGTATTCCGAAACGGACTTCCCCAAGCTTGACGTTACGAAGAACAGCGCGGCGGGAGGCGGCACGTTCACCCTTCCGTTCACCCTTCCGGCGCGCACGATTGGCGTTCCTTCGACCATTGCAAGTATCTTCACGGCGCTTGGCACAACGCCCGTGAAACAGCTTACAATCGCCGTTTCCTGCCAGCACGCGGAAGAGCCTAACGGTTCGGGCGTGTACGGCACCCTTCACGGGATGCGCGACGCCACGGTTACAGTCACGTTCACGGGGACGGGCGCCAAGCCGACGCCGACGATGGCGGCGGGCTGGGACGCGATGAGCGACACGGACAACGATTCCAACTCCGCCGTCGGCGGCGGAACGGCTGTCTACGTAAAGCATTTCCCCATTGGCACGGACGCCGACGCCGCAAATGCGCCAACTGGCGGTTCCGGCACTGGCGCGTAATCGGCGGCGCACAGTCAGACGGCTTTGTTTTGCCGCCGCGTCCGGGTTTTCGGGTTCTCGGCGCGGCGGCGTTTTCACAGAAAGGCGACGAATGGCGTTAAGACTACAGAGTGTGTTGCAAGACTTGGCGGAACAGGGCGCGCCCGTGGAAAAGCTCACGGCGGCGGAAATCGAATCGCTTGTGTACGCCTGCGCACGGTGCGACAATCCGTATTCCGACGTGAACGCGGAGCTTTGCGGAAGACCCGTCAAGGTTTGCAAGGGAATCTACCTTTGGCCGCTAACGGCTGGCGCGTCCATTTGGCTTTCGGAGTATGCGGAAAAATGGTGGCGCAAGGATTCTTGGGCGTACAGATGGGCGGTTGTCTACGCCCTGCGCAATGCCCGCGACAGCGAAGCCTTTGTCAACTTGACGAAGGAGCGCGACGCGAAGCGCGCCATTCTGCTTTGCGCCCTGCGTCTCGCCTGCCACCGCAAGGAACTGTCAGTTGCAATCAACCGCTGTTTCGGCACGCACGAACACGACGCCGACAATCCGCACAAGCAAAAACTGCCGGACAACGAACAGGCGGAAACGTTCGCGCATTTCGTCGCAATGCTCGAAGTGCATTCCGGCATTCCCGCCGACAAGTGGCTGTGGGGAAAATCGTTGAGACTGACGACGCAGACGTACTACAAGATGCTTGACATAGCAAACGCAATGTCCGGCGGACGCGGGGCGGAACGCATGACGTTCGAGTTGAACGACGCGCTGGAAAACCTAGCCAACGTCAAGATGCGTATTCTTGAGAGGGTTGCAAAGGCATGAACAAGGTAATTGAGTACATAATTGGCGCGAAAGACGCCACGGCCAACGCCATAAAGTCCGCGCTGAATCGCATTAAAACCTTTGCGTCTTCCGTAGGAACGAACTTGCAGAACATACGCGCGGGGTTCGCGATGCTGGGGACGGCGGCGCATAACGCCGTTGCGTTTCTTCAGCGCGCATTCGCGTTCGAGCGAATGACGGCGCAGTTTAAGACGCTCATTGGCAACATGGACGAAGCGCGCGCGCACATGCGGATGTTGCAGGAACTTGGGGACACGCCGCCATTCAGCATGGAGCAGTTCGCCGCCGCCTCACGCGCACTTATGGTTATGACGGACGGCGCGCTTGGATTCCGCAAGTCGCTTGAGCTGATAGGCGACGCGGCGGCGGCAACCGGGCAACCGATAGAGAGCCTTGCGCACGAAGTCGGCAGGGCTTACGCCATAATCCGCGACGGCCAACCGCTCACGCGCGCAACGATGGCGTTGCGTAGTATGGGCGTGCTAACGCCCGAAGTTGCGGCGAGGCTGGATGAATTGCAAAAATCCGGCGCAAGCACAACGGAGATTTGGGGGGAGCTTGAAACCGCATTAAAGCGCTACAAAGGCGCGATGGAAGAAACGGAGCAAACGGCTGACGGACTTATGGGCGCCATTAAGTCGCAGTGGGACGACACCCTGCGGGAATTTGGCGCGGCCTGCCTTGAAACGTCGAAGGACGCGCTGGGCGGACTTCTTGAGTGGATGCGCAAACTGCGTGAAGACGGTTCCATTGCTGTTTGGGCTGACAAAACGGGGCAGGCTTTTTCCACCGTGATAGACGCGGTGAAGGAGGCGATAGACGTTTTCAGTACACTTGGCGACTTCCTATGGAACAAGCTTGGACTGTCCGACATTTACCATGGCCTAAACTCAATCGTGCAAGGCGCGGCAAGCGCTACTGGCACGCTTATAGGCGGCGGCAGTCTGTCGGACGCTAGCAAGGCTTGGAACCAAGCTTCAGTCGAGGAATTGGGCAAGGGCTACTATGCGCGCATGGCGATGGAAAGCGGGTTCTTGGAAGGCGAGGACGTGGAACGCTACCTGCAAGCGGAGCGCGAAGCCGACGAAGAGCGCGTAAGACACGAAGAAGAGGTGCGCCGGAATGCGATTCAGCGGCAGGCCGACGAAAAGGCGGACAAGGCGAGGCGAGAGGCCGAAGAGGAAGAGAAGAAGCTTGCCGGGCTTGCGGCTGGACAGGCGAAGATTGATGAGCGGCGCGCAAGGGAGAAGGCGCAGAAGGACGCGGAAGCGGCGCGCAAGGCCGCAGAAGAGGAAGAGAAGGAGCGCTTGCGCATTGAAAAGGAGATTGCGGCGGAGAGGCGGCGACTTTGGAAGCGCGACCTTGCGGAGAAACAGCGCGAAGAGCGCTTGGCGTCAAAAGAGGCAGAGGACGCGCAAAGGCGCCTTGCCGACGCCGTGGCGCAGGAACAGCGCGCTTGGGGCTGGTACCGCAACCGCGATTCTTGGAAGTCGCAGTTGGAAGAGGAACGCGCGGAGGCGCAGGCGCAAAAGCAGTTCGACAAGGACTTCGAGAAGCTGAAGGACAAGCACCGCGACTGGCGGACGGCGAAGCTTTCCGACGAAGAAGAGGTTGTGCGCCGCGTCGGGCTTGCGCGCGAAGAGAAGTCCAAGGCCGAAGAGTACGCCCGCGAAACCGCAGAGGCGGCGGCACGCGCCGCAGACGCGATAGAGCAGATACAAAGCACGCTTGACGGAGGGGATTAAGACATGGCAGGCTGGAACACAACTGGTTGCACCGTCGTTGTCGAAAAAGGCAAGTCGAAGGCTTGCATTGCGCAGAAGACGGTTGACTACGACAGCGGCGAAGGCACCTTCCCGCGATACCGCGCGCAAGGCGAAGTTTGGTTCTTCGCCACCATGACGCGCACAGTCACGACGATTTACGGGCTGACGAAGGCTGGCGCCGAAGCGATAGTGGACAACGCCAGCAACAACGTTTCGACTTGGAAGACTTCTACAAAGTCCCTTGGCGTCGTCAGCGTGTCAATCCCGTTCGAGGCGTACACGAAGACGCCGACAATGCGCCGCGTTGACCCAAGCGGACAGTACGCAGTCGAAATCGTGGAAGTTTCCACGGTTACGGACGGAACGGAAACCAACCCATATTCTGCATAGGCCATGGCATACCCGATTAAGTCAAACTTCAAGGACGGCGCGGTTGCGGTCATTCGCGGGCGGCTGTGGAACGCCGTTGCGCGCGTTTGCTCATTTTGGGCGAGCGGAAACTACATAACCGTTCGGAAGCCCGAACACCCTTCCGGGCAGACGCCGATTGTTTGGGACTTGGACTGCAAGGCCGCCGCGCCAGCAATCGCGCATGAGTTCTACGCGCAGGGGCTGTGGCCGGAAACAGACTACCCGCTTCTTCTGCGCGCCGTGCTGAATGCAAAGGGAACGACCGTAACCGAAGTGCGAATCTACCTTCCCGGCTACAATATCTTTGTGGACGGCGAAAGCTGGACGTTCGACACGTCGGGCACAACCGCAGTAACTGGCGCGTCGGGCTGGTACAAGATTACGGGCGTGACAAGCGGAGCCGTCTATCTTGTCGAATCCAGCACCGCAAACAAGTTCAAGGTTGCAACCGCCGCGCCGTCCGACAAGACGAAGTTCTTTGTGCGCGTCGGCGCGATTTCGGGGACGGAAGTAGTGCAGAACCACGTCGGCGGACTGCACTTCACAAAGCGCCCTTCGGACAACGGCGCGACGAAGAAGGCGTTTCCCGGCGGGTGGAGTACGGGGCTTGTCGGCTACGGACAGAGCGACAGGGACACGACTACATGGACGCGAGGAACCACCAAGGACGGCAACAACAAGCTTTGCGGGTTTACAATGTACGTCTTCTGCCGTGGCAAGGAAGACGGCGCTAATGGCATGTTGCGCCTTCGCAAGCTGACGTTCGACCAAAACGGCTGTGCAATGATTGTCGGCGCGGAGGAAGCCGAATATGGCTTTATAGCCGTTTCGCAGTAGTTGACCGTCGAACCATAGGCGGAAGGACAAGCGAAACATGCTAACAATACCCATATCCCCCGACACGTCGATACCGCGCAAGTCGATTGAAGTTGGGCGCGCTTCCGCGTTCCGCGCCCGCCTTGTCGGGATTTCGACAGACCTTGACAACGTGCAGATTCACTTCGGCAGGCCGGACACGGGCGACGCAAACGCCGTGGCCTGCACGCCCGTTCCGGGCGGAGAGTGGAACGCATACGCAGGCGGCGCGTACTTTCCCGCCGTCGGCAAGGCGCAGTACCACGTCACGGCGAGGACGCCGCAGGGCGACAGCGCGTATCTAGGTTCGGGAACCCTTCGCGTCGTTCCGTCCGTGCTTAACGTCGGCGCGGAGGAAGCGCTTGTCGTTCCGCAGGACTTGTACGCGCACAGTCCGAAGAACGGGCTTTACTACAAGGTTACGGCGGAGCTTGACGAAGACGGCGTGCCGTTCCTAATCGTTGACAGAAACGGGGTGACGAAATGAAGAGGTGCATAATTCTTGCGGCGTTCGCGGCGCTTGCGGCCTTCGGTGCCGAAGACGACGCGCACACGGCCAACCACAAGTGGGTGCGCGCGCAGATTGAAAGCGCGTTGCAGGGCGTCACGCGCACGGGGCGGACATACCCTTCGCTTGTCGCGCAGACGGAGAACACGTACACGTTCAAGGCGGACGTTGCGAACGGCACGAACGACGTTGACTTGACGATAAAGCTTGTCGCGCCGACGAACGCGGCGCTGTTCGTCGCTTGGAGTACCTGCACGAACGTACCCGCGCACACGTACTACGCCAAGGTTCCGAACCAACAGCTTTACGTCAATTCGACAAACGCCTTCCTGCCTTCCATTTCCTACGCCGTGGAAGCGCACACGACGGCGACAAACCGCAACGGGCGCACGGTGTACGCGTTCACGCAGACGACGCGGTGGAGCGCCACGGACGCGCGCGGCGGCGCTTGGGCTATGGCGTACAGGGGCGGCGACACGGTGCTGTTCAACGTGGCGAACACGAACGAATACATTGTAATTCGGAACACCACGATTTCGGACGCGAAGAAGGCCGCGTTGCTGTCAAACTACGTTGCGAACGCCGCGTCAGCCCCGCCGCGCCCGCGCTTCAGCTTCCTGTCCCTGTTCGTTTCGTCCGCATACGCGGAGCCGGGCGTGGAGGTGGAGCGCGGAGGCGGGACGCTTGGCTACCATTCCGCGCTTGAGATAGGGGAAGTCACAGTCGAGACACGCTATGGCGAAAAGACGCTCTACCTGCTTGACGACGGGCGCGACCACCAGTATAACCCCAATTCGGGCACAGACCACGCAGACCTTGATGCGGAGGACGCATACTATCTTACATATGAAATGGTTGCAGACCCGCTAAATTGGGGCTTTCAGCCCGTCACATTTCACGGCGAGGAATACATAGAGATGGTGGACGAAAACGGGGAACCTTACCGTCTTCGGTGGAAATCGTTTGTCACTTCCGACGCTTGGCTTGACGCCGTGGCAAAGGCGCTTGAGGAACTGCCGAAGGCGAACGTGCGCAACGAAGTTGTGGACGTTGACGACCCGACGGAACACGAATGCAAGGTTTACGACGCGGAGGGCAACCACATTGGGTGCGTCTGCGACTGGCCGAACTGCGAATACTGCCCCAACTGCAACGCGGAATACGAAATCACGCGCGAATGGACGGACGGGCGGATTACCACGGAAAAGAAGACGCTCAAGTTTAAGGGCGCGCGGCACAACTGGCAGAACGTCTTGCAGGACGTGAACGGCGACGACTACGCCGACCCAAGCGGGTGCATGGTTTGCTATCAAGAGGCCGGAAAGCACTTCTGCGGCAACGGCGCCTTGAACAACGTTTCGGAAGAACACGACTTGACGCACCACTACCCGAACGACCCCGACGTCACCGGGCGCGCCGAATGCGGTTGCCTTTGCCGCAAGTACGCCGCGAGCGTCAACGGCACGACGGCGACCGTTCCAACAACGGACATGCACATACAGCAGTACGGCGAGGGCGGCGCGGAAATCACGCACGCACAGCAGGATTCGTCGTGCTGGTGCTACTGCCGCAGAATGCACAACGGCGCATTCTACGGCGCGAAGTCCGAAAACGGCTGTCCCAACCACTGCACTTCCTGCGGTTGCTACAGGACATACGACGGCGAAGAGGTAAACGGCGTGCATCCCGACCCGCTGGACTACAGGATTACCGACGACGGCGAGGCGCCGACGGACACGGAAGGCCACGAACCAAGCACGGCGCGTTGCGGGTGCAAGTGCGGCGCGATTTCGCCGGACAACGACGAAACCTATCCGCTCATGAAGGAGGACAAGGCGTTTCACCACACGCCGGAACACGACTGCACCTGCACATGCAAGCGCAGGTTCCACGTCGTCTACAACGAAACCGGGCACTGCCCCGACGTATGCACGCTTTGCGGCTTGGCGAACCACACCGTCGTTGACGAATACGGCGACGAAGTGGAGAAGCCGGAAGCCCCGCTTTACACAGACCACGTACACATGTCCGGCCACTGCGGTTGCGAGTGCTACTACCACAACGACGGGCACAAGGCCGACGGCGCGGCATACTGCGGGTTCAAGGGCACGGAAAACGCGGACATTGCGGACGATTCGGCATGGCACGAACGCAAGGACGCGACGCATTGCTGTTGCGAATGCGGCATCTACGCAGACCACAGGGGCAAGAACGGCGCGCATTCCGAATGGTTCATTTCGTCCGCCTGCGAACTTGTGTGCGGCGGCATCAACTCTTCGGGCGTGCGTTGCGGCAAGGTGATAACGCAGGACAGGGCGGCGAAGTGGTACGAACACGACCCCGCCGACACGGGTTGCGGTTGCAGGTGCCACGCGGAGGATTCGCAGTACGGATTCAGCGGCGGCGAAGCCGGAATGAAGGACGATGGCGACTACCACCACAGGGACGGTTCGACCTGCCATTGCGTGTGCCAAGCGAACCACGACCACCATTCCGAATGGTTCACGCCGTCCGCCTGCCCGAACATTTGCGCCGGGTGCGGCAAGCTACGCGACGGAAGCGACCCCGCGATTTCAGACCACACGCCGAAGGAATCCGGGTGCGGTTGCAAGTGCGGCGAGCTTAACAACAACGTAATAGCCGTGTCGTTCCACAACGGACACAACTTGAACATGCCCTGCCGTTGCGAATGCGGCATCCTGCACAAGTGGTACAACGGAAGCACGGCGCGTTGCCAAGTCTGTTCCACATGCCACTTGACGGAAGGCGGTTCGGAGCCGACGGACGAAACGTTGCACACGCTCAATGCCGAAACGAACACATGCGCCTGCTACTGCGGCTACTTCTCGCCGGAAGCGCACACGGCGACGCGCGAGGCGTTGCACCTGTTCGACGGCGAGAACGCATACGGCGTGTCGAACTGCGTCTGCGTCTGCGGCGGAAAGCACGTCTTCAGAAGCTCCACCGTCATGCAGAGGAACTCGAAGGCCGCGTGCGACGGGATATGCGCCTACTGCGACACGCTGAAGGCGGACGGCACGACCGCCGACGACAGCGAACACACGCCATGCGAGGTGTCGCACGCGCACTGCGGTTGCAGGGGCGGCAAGCTGACGGCAAACAGCACAAGCCTTGCGAAGTTCCACATCCGCAAGCCGGGGACGTGCCGTTGCTTTGGTTCCGACGGCACGGGCGGCGCGTGGCACTTCCACGACCCGAAGGCTGGTTGCACTGGCGTGTGCGTCTACCAAGGCGCGTGGGGGATTGCCGGGGAACACACCGTTGCGAGCGCAGACAAGGAAAACGTGCCGCCCGTCGCGGCGACGGTGGCGAACCATACGAAGACGACTTCCGCAACATGCGGTTGCGCCTGCGGGAAGTACACAAGCGCCGCGTCAAGCGTTCCACTGTGGAACGGCATAAAGAACTTCCACAACACGAATCCGACGGACTGCGGTTGCTACTGTGGATACGCTTCCGAATCGCAGGTTACGCCGTACCACAAGTGGCTTGACCCGACGACGGTTTGCAGGTGCCATTGCAGGCAGAGGCACGCGCCGATAGCAGACCCCGACTGCCCGAAGATTTGCAGGGGCGGTTGCGGCGGCACGGTTGCGAATATGCACGTCGCGCCGACCGTGGAAGACCACACGCCCAAGGATTCAAACGGGTGCGGTTGCAAATGCGGGGACATTGACGCGAGTACGCCCAACTTGAAGTTCCACCAAGTCAAAAACCCCTTCCCGCCGTACTGCTTCTGCTACTGCGGAAGGCACCACAACCATTCCGACAAGGCGCGCGCTGACTGCCAGCGGCTTTGCGACGGCTGTACGGACGTTGCGCAGGGGAGGTTCTACCTTGTTAGGAAAGACCCGCGAGAGGGCGCGTCCGACGCAGACCATTCTTGGGACGACTACTGCGTTTGCGCTTGCGGCGGCAGGACGAAGGCGCACGACTGGAGCGACACAGAACAGACCGGGAACACCACGAACTTTATATGCGTCACCTGTTCTGAATACATAAACGGCATTGAGTACGGGCACCACTGCAAGCGCAAGTGTTCGCGCGACGGTTCGCCTGCGGCTGAAACGTGGTGGGAATACTACGGGCACAACTGGAACCTGCATGTGGACGGCGACGAACAGGACGGGCAGGCGACGCACTACTGCACAAAACACAGCATCACCTACACTGGTTCGGAATGCCCGAAGTGCAAGAAGGAGCGCGAAGCCGAAAACGCCAGCACGGACATTGGCGGCTACACTGGCGGAAGCGGCAGTGACGAAGACATTTAACGGAAAGGAAGACGGCGAACATGAAGCGTACCATTCTTGCGATATGCGCGTTTGCGGCGCTTGCCGCGACCGCCGACGTGACGGGCGACTACAATACGTGGTTTGGCTACCATGCTGGAAATGAGGCGAGCGGCGACCGCGCCACAATGCAGGGTGCGGCGGCTGGAAGCGGCGCGCAGGGCGTAGTGCGTTCGGACTTCTTCGGCGCGGCGGCTGGCGCGTTCTCTTCCGGCGTGCGCGATTCTGCGGCCTTCGGCTATCGCGCCCTTCGCTACGCGAACAACGTTTCCAACGTGGTTGCAATCGGAAGCCACGCGTTCGAGGCGCGGACAAACCTTGTTAACGCGACGATGATTAACGGGCAGTTCTACGCGAGCGAAACGGAAGGCAAGTTTTACGTGAAGACTTCGCCCGACATGGCCGACGCAAACGCGCCGATTTACTACCAAGGCGGAACGCTGTACTTGAACGCTTCACAGATTGTGACTGGTAGCGGCGGCGTGATTTCCGGCGGCGGAGCCGCAGACACTTCGACGTTCGACTTCTTTGTTTCCGCCGCGACGGGCAACGACGCTTGGGACGGGAAGACGGTTAACAGCGCGAAGAAGACGCTTGACGCGGCGCTTGCGCTTGTCACGACGAACGACATGCGAATATGCCTGCTTGCTGGCGACTACGCCGTTCCACAGTGGTTTTCGCAGGGCGACAGCACGCCGTGGCGCGTTGACATAATCGGCGTCAGCGGCGTTGGGAAGACAAGCATTGACGGCGCGCTTAACCAACCCGGCGACAAACTGCGGCTGTGGTGCGCTACGACGGCTTGGACGTACTTTGAGGGAATCACGTTCCGGCACTTCGAGGCGCCCACGGAATCGGGCACGACCTACCACGGCGCGTTCATGCGCGGCTACTTCTACAACTGCGTGTTCGAGGACATGGACATTGCGCTTAAGTACAATCGCTCAATGTTCTTCCACAGCGTCCTTGACACATGCCGAATGCGCGACACGGTGAAGCTTGCGAAGGCGTACACGCACAGCAACACGGACAACTTCGAGCGCAACTACGGCGGCTTAATGTACGGGTGCGACGTTTACGACAGCGTTCTTGAATGGGGACTTGGAACAAACGTCGTCGAGCGGCCAAACATCATGGCGTCAAGCTACGCCGAAAATTCGTTCATTCACGCGCCGCCGTCCTACTTCTGCCCGTATCGCGGAACGGCAAGCTATCCGTCCGCTACGGGGCGGCGCGGCGACATGGTGGACGTGACGCTGATTATAGACGAACTGCGGAACGGCGAAGAATACCGCCCGCCGTTCTACACGAACTGCTTGCTTGGCGTTTCCTACACCCCCGCAAACGCCTATCAGACGCTTTGCACGAACGCCGTTGACGCGCTGAATGCGGTTGGCGCGGACTTTAGGCCGGACAACCAGCATCTGACGTGGAGATGGTACGGCTACAGCTCCGCCGCAGACAGGGCGATTGCGGACGCCATAATGCAGGAAGTGAAGGCGTACTTGAACAACAACGGCTGGGTTAACTACGACGCTGGCGTTGCGCAGTCCATGGGCAGAATGCTTATGGCGGCGAACGCACAGGCGGAGGAAGACGAAGGCGAACCCGACGGCGGGTATGTCGAGGTTGGCGGAATGCGATTGCCCGCCGGAAGCGGCGGGGAGGAACAGTAACGAAAGGACACATCACATGAAGAAGTTGATATTTGCCACGATTGCGGCCTGCGCGGTGGCCGCTTTGCTGGCGGACGCCGTTGTGTTGCCAAGAACGGTGTTTCGCTGTGAACGCGGCGAAGCTGTTGCGGCTGGGTGGACAAACGTTCCGGCGGGAACGAACGGCTGGGTTGTCCTTCGCGGGGCGTTCCACGTCGAAATGTCCGCGTCGGACGCAAACAATCTGACGAACGACAGGCCGGGGTGCGTGTCCACGTCCCTGCTTGTGGCGTGCCCGCCATGCCGCGTGGTATGCACAAACGGCGTGCTGACATGCTACGACGCCACCATGTCGGAACTGTTCGGAACCTTCACGCAGGAGAACTAGGGCATGAACAGGCTTGTTATGCTTATAGTCGCGGCCATTGCCGCCGCCGCAACCGTCGTGTGCCTTGGCGACGCGCCTTCCGCGCCGCCGAACACGCTTCCGGGCGCATCTGCCACGAACGCAGTTCCGCACTACGCGAAGGCAACCGCGACGGACGCCACGACGAAGACAAACGGCTTGGCGCGCGCGGCGCACACAAAGGGCATTTCGCTTCCCACTGGAAGCGGCGACAGGGTGAAAGTTCAACCTTTCAGAATCTACCTTCGGTAGCCGACCGTTTGACCGTTTCCCCGTTTAAGGAAGGAACAGCGACAAATGACTACCATTCTGAAAGGCGACACGTCCGCCGAAATCTCCGTTGTGATTGCGGAGGGCTACGACTATTCCGGCGCCACGGTGGAAATCGAGTACCAAGGCGCAACAAGGCGCTTTACAGGCGTTTCCGCAGGCGAGACGGTAAAGTACACCCTCAAGGCGGAGGAAACGGCTGTAATGGCTCTAGGCGCGTTCCCCGTTCACGCTAGGGTGCTTGGCGCAGACGGCAGTGTTGTTACAGTCAGCAACAAGGGCGCGAAAATCCGCGTCACGGACGTTCCGCAGGAAGTGCATTCCGAAGGCGTCATTGCCGTTGACATTCGCGGCGGGCTATACGGCATTTCCGACCTTCCGGCGCGCTACACGGACAAGGACATTGTGGCGAAGATACGCGAGATTCTGCGCAAGGGCGGCGCTGTGCTATGCGCGGCGCTTGCGCTGTCCGCCTTCTCCGCGTCTGTCACGAAGACGAACAAGGAAGACGTTTACAACGACCAAGGCGTTGTCACGGACGTTGACCTTTCCGGGCTTGCCACGGAAGGATTTGTTAACGGAAAGGTTAACGACGTTAGGACGCAGGCGCAGACGAACGCGGCGTTGATTGCGGAAAACTCCGCGAAGATTGACGCGGCAACTACGTTGACGCCAGTTTACAGCGACACGCCCGCTTGGTGCTGGGTTGCGCACGGACTGCCCGACGGCGCGACCATGGCCGAAATGCGGTTTTACGGCACTTGGGAAATGCGGCTTGAGGGCGAGGACTACTGGCATTCAAGCAGTGAGTACGACGAAGACGCGCAAAGCGTGGCTTGGTTGCATTTCGTCGTTGACGACACAGACCACCAAGGCGTGTCGGCTGTCCGCGTGCGCACGGACGTAATCGGCTACGCGCTTGGCGGCGACACAAACCGCATATTGTCTGCGCAGGCCGCAGTCGCGGAGCTGTACAGCGCCTTGACGAACGCACTTGCGGGAAAGATTGCGAAGGATGGCGAACATAGAACGCAGACGTTGAACGGCTACTTGGACATTTTCGGCGTCCTGCCCGACGAAGAATCAATACTGCGCGTCGGAAATTCCGCCGATTCCTACTGGGTGGGGCTGTCGCGCGAGACGATAAACAGGCGGGTGTACAGCAACTTTTACACATACCGCCTTCCGTCGTCTTCCGGCACGCTGGCGCTTGCAAGCGACATTCCGACGGTTGCGGATTGGGCGAAGGCCGCGAACAAGCCGACGTACACCGCCGCAGAGGTTGGCGCGATTCCAACTACTGGCGGCGTTTTCAACGCGTCACTGCACCTAAACCAAAAGCTGTCAGTGGGGACGTGGACTTCTTCGGTAAAACCGTATGACATATCGGGCGGTTCCGGCATTGCTTTCGTCTTTGGCGACAACGTGCATACAAAGCAGTCAAACACCATGACGCTTGGCGTCGGCGCGTTGAACACGAACGCATGGAGCTTCATTTGGAACGGCGACGCGGACAGAATGTATATGCCGGGCTTTCCCGCCATGTCGAATCCATACGCGACGCGTTACAACGGGGGCTTTCACGTCAACCCGTCCGTGCGCACTGGCATGGTAAACCCGTTGCAGAACTTTTGGATTGGCGACACCAATTTGAATGACTGGATTGCAACGCTTGCGCCGCCAACCGACCTTTCGGGGGTTGTCTCGAAGTCCGGCGACACCATGAGGGGCGATTTAGAGCTTGCCGGGGGAAGCCTTAGCTTTCGCCCAAGTTCGGGGTTGCTTGGCGGCACTTGCGTAACATTCAGCGCGTCCGGGATTGAAACCAGCACGGGCGGACTGTCCTTGGGCAAATTCACCTACCCGGACGCGTCGGGGCAACTTGCGATTGTAAGCGACATACCAACGAACGCCGCAGACATTGGGGCGTTGCCGATTAGCGGCGGAACGATGACTGGCAATCTTGAAATTGGCTACAATAGCCTGTTTCAGATTAACGGCGGAGGGAATGCGAAGTTTCAGTTTAGCTGGGGTTCCGCCCTTGACAATCTGATTATCAAAGCGTACAAGGAAACAAGCGGTTCGTACAACATCAGATTTCCGACAAGCGAAGGATTGCTTGCGCTGACTTCCGACATTCCAACGTCTATGGCGTGGGACGCGATAACAAGCAAGCCGACGTTTGCGACCGTCGCCACGTCCGGCGCATACTCCGACCTTTCGGGAACGCCGACCCTTGCGGCGGTTGCGACAAGCGGCGCATATTCCGACCTGTCGGGCAAGCCGACAATCCCGACCGTGAACAACACGACCATTACGCTCAAGCAGGGCGAGAACGTGCTTGGCACGTTCACCGTGAACAGCGCGACAAACGCGACAATAACGATTCCGCCAGCGGACACCGCCGCGTTCGAGGCGCGAATGCAGGTTCTTGAATCGCGCGCGTACATAGCGATTGAAGGCGACGCAATCTATCTTGTTGACCCAACCGAAAACCAGTAAAGGAGAATCCGATAATGAAAAAATTGTTGCTTGCGACCGCAGTTGCGGCATTAACAACCGCGTCGTTCGCGCTTACGCGACTTCCGACATACGAACAGGTGGCGGGGCTGTCAAACCAAGTCAGCGCCGTGCGCGACAAGTTGGACTTCGGCGTTATTCCGTCCGTGGACAATCTCAAGGCGACGCTTGAGGCGCTTAAAATCGAGTTCTCCAAGAACCGAATCTGCGAAGTCACGATACGCCTTAACGCCGACGGCACGGACTATGAACTTCCGGCGAGCGAAACGGAGCGCGCGAAGTTGCTTGAGGGCGCAAAGCTTGTTTTCGAGCAACAGGGCATTGACACGCCGCTTGTCGCCTCTCTAACGTCGCTGACGAACGCGGTGTGGCGTCAGACGCTCTACGTCACGGACGCAAGCACGTACTCCCTAAACGTCGCTTCCGGCGTCCTTGGGCGTAGCGACCAATGCGGCTACGGAATCGCCGCTGTGTCGGCACGCCTTCAGACGGGCGGCAACGTCACCATAGACCTAACGACGCATTCCGTCACGGGCGAAGTGGTGGAAGTGGCGCGCGTCCAACCGTACACGACCGCCGCCAGTCCGTCCGGCGCGTCCTTCTTGGCGACGCGCATAACCACGTCCGGCGGCACCGTTTGGCACACGGGCGGCTACGCATACGACAATAGCTGGGTAGACCAGTCCTTCACAAAGGTTGTGATTCACGACTGCCCGGCGAACGGCGAGCCGCAGGCGCGCGTCGTGTCGGACGGCGGAACGGCTGAAAACTCAATCGACCTAATGCAGAGGCTTGAATGCCTGCGTAGCATTAAGTTGGTGTCCGCCGACTTCGCGTATGGCAACACGACGATTACAAGCAACATGTTCGTGCGCTTCAAGCCCGTGTACGTCAAGACCGTGCGCGAACGCGTGCCTATCCACACGTTCGACGAAAACGGCGTGCGCGTGGCGACGGTGCCGACGGACTGCATTGTAAAGTTCTTCTGCGACCAAAAGCTGGACGCCGACTATCACCTTCTGCCGCTGTTCGAGCGGTACGAAACGCAGGAAGACAATTCGGTTGTCACGACGCCGCTTCCCTATGGCTACATTGCGCGCTACCCAATTCAGACGCAGAACGTGTCCATTGACGGCACTTCCTACGCCATTGCGCGCTCCAAGTCCGACGCTTCGCGCGAAGTTGGCGCGACGCGCGCGAACTTCCTTGCGTACTGCAAGAACGTAAACCGCATGAACGTGACGATTCACGCGGACGGGGAAAGCGACGTTGTTGTTTCCGCGAACAGTGACCCGCGTTTTGCGTCCATGTGCAGTATCGCGGACATTGACTTCATATCGAACTTCGCGTACCTGTTCTTCGGCGCAAACGTGCAGGCGACAATGCCGGGCATTTGCACGTCCGCCGTTTCTTCTTCCTCAAACGGCGCGACAGACTATATCGTGCGGCAGGGCATTTGGACTGGCGCGGCGAACACTGCTTCAACCCAAAATTCATGCGTCTTCCTTGGCGTTGAGGATGCAACGTGGAGTTCCACGGGTTGGATGCACCCGGACTGGATAAACCTTTGGAAGCGCATTGTCACGACGGACGCCACGGGCGCCATTGCGCAGAACACGACCACAAACGTTTTCCTGTTCTGCCAAGACCGCCTGCTTTACAACCCCTGCAACTCAAGCACGAATTACAATAACACGACCACGACGGAAGAATATCTGCTTGCGAACGGCTACAGGTACGTTACCTTCTTGCCGTCTGCCGGAAGCAACAACAAGTACAGGCTTGGCTACGACGAATCCGTGGTAATGCGCGACGCCTTCCTGCCTGCGGCGGACAACACGCAGGAAAACATTTCCATGGGCGCAAGCGATTACATGTGGCAGGGTTCCGCGCCCGCGACTATCGCCAACTTCTCCGCGTCCACGGCGTACAGCATAGGCAGTTACGTTCTCTACGACGGCGTGGTGTACAAGGCGCTTGACAGCGTGGCGGCGGGCGCTTGGAATAGTGCGCAGTGGCAGTTGCAATCAAATCAGACTATAACCCTGCGGAACTGGTACATGGTTGCGCGCGGCACCTACCGTAACAGTGGTTCCTACCTTGGTATCGCTTCCGTCCATGCGTACAGTGCCTTGTCAGCCTCCACCGGCGGCAACTGGCGCGCCCGTCTCTCCCTTCAACCCGTTCCTGCGGCGGAGTGACGAACGACGCCGCTACACGGAAAAACGATTTAGGGGATAAAGTCAGATAAGTTAGCGGATTTCGTGGTGCGCCCCTTGTGGGTTCCTTGCGCGCGGCAACAACCGTAACAATGGTTCCAACCTTGGTATCGCTTACGTCAATGCGAACAATGCCTTGTCAAACTCCAACGGCAACAACTGGCGCGCCCGTCTCTCCCTTCGGCAGTATGAATCCTTCAGCCACCGTCGAAAGACAGCGGCCAAATCCGCGACTAAACCGAACACCACACAAAGCGGCTGACCGCCCTTCCGGGCGCGCGGTGAAAGATGCCCTTGAACGCTCGGCTAGTAGGGCGCGAAAGCGCTTCCAACGGCGAGAGGGCAAAAAGGGATGCGCAACATGAAAAGACACGGCTACCTTTACGAAAAGATATTCACGCTTGAGAACGTGGAAGCGGCTTGGCACGCGTACAACAAGCACCGCCCGCTTGAGTTGCGCGTCGAATACGACCCCGTGCGCGCGGCGCAGATTCTCGAACGCATGAAGACGGACTTTCGGGAATGTATCGGCAAGCCGCGAATCAAGTACATATTCGAGGCCGGGAAGCGCCGCCGCCTGCAAATACCGTCCTTCGCGTCTTCCGTGGCGCAACTGGCGCTTTGGAACGTCTGCGGCGAGTTCGTGGAACGGCGCATACACGCGCATTCCTATTCGTCGCGCAAGGGAATGGGCGGGCATTTGGCCGCGCGCAAGATTTCGCGGTTCGTCCACACGAACGCGGACGGCGCCGCGCGCTACGCGCTGACGTTCGACATTCGCAAATACTACCAGCACATAAACCCCGTCATAATGATGGACAGACTGCGAACCGTATTCAAGGACGCGCGGGTGCTTGAGCTGTTCAAGATTGTTCTTGATTCCGCCGACGAAGGACTGCCGATAGGCTATCCGTTTTCGCACGCGCTTGCGAATCTCTACCTTGTGCCGCTGTACATGCTCATAATGTCCGTAAAGGGCGTGTCGCGCGGCGACGTGTACATGGACAACCACGTTTTCTTCTCCGCGCACAAGAAGCCGCTTCACCGCGCGCGCGAATACGCGCAGGGATGGTTGCGCGGCATTGGTTGCGAGCTTAAGAACGACTGGCAAGTTGCGCCCGTGCGTTCGCGCGGCGTCAAGATATGCGGCTTTGTGATAGGCGTTCACGGCGTCCGCCTGTACCGCAGGCTTTGGCGCAGGACGCTTCGCAACTTCGACAGGCTCACGGAAACGTGGGACTATCACGAATACCTTTCCCTCATGAGCCGCAAGGGGTGGCTCATGGCGGCGAACAAACACCACAGCAACAAGTTCAAGATAGAAGGAGGCTACCTATGGCGATAACCACCGTACCGGGTTCCGCGCCCATGTCACAGATGCAGGTTGATACCGCAGAACCGCGCAAGCTGTCCAAGCTCAAAGTTGTTCAGCGGCTCATGGAGCTTGGCGCATGGCAGAGGGTGAAGGCGAAGATTGAGGAATCGGGACTTTACGACCTATTCCTTGCGGCGCAGGTGTTCAGCGACGACAACGACTATTTCAAGCAGGGCGCGGGTGCAATCGCGCAAATGCTTGGATGGGACGACGCGAGGCTGGAAGACGAGATTTCCCGTTGCCTTGCCGATTGACCGATGAACCATAGTCGAGGGCGCCGTGCGTGGCGTCTTCGGCTATGGGAGCAACGAAGGTGGCGGCAAATCACGAACTGGAACACGGAAAGATATACGAGCGTATCAACAAGCTTGAAAGCAAGGTTGACGAAACGAACGGCTATCTTCGCGGCGTTGTCGAATCCAACGAGAAGATTGTCGCCGTCAACAACAAGCTGATTTCGTTGCTCGAAAAACGCGACACGACAATGTGGCGCGTTGTCTGCATTCTTGCCGGAATAACCATGCTGTCGCTCGGCGCGCTTGTTTACGGCGCAATAGGCAAGGACGGTCTGTTTTCGGTTCGTCAGATTCTGCCGGACAAGATGGTTGCCATTCCTGCGCAAAACGACTTCGACAAACAGCGACGAACGTCTAGGATTTAGACCGCCCAACCGTTTGCAGAGACAAACCCCAAGAAGGAGGAACATACCCATGGTAAACATATTCAAGCTATGCACGAAGGCCGGGCGGCAGTCGCTTGTGCGCGACGCCGCCAAGGAGTATCTTACGCCAGCAAAGGTGGCACAGCTCACTTCCAATGGCGTCAACCGCCTGTTGAAGAGCGCCTGCGAGGGCATACCCGACGAAAAGATGGAGGCCGTCTGCAACCGTTGCGGGGAAGGCGCGGCGCTTTTCGGCGCAATCAGCGCCGCCGTGAAGGACAAGGTTCTTACGGAGAAGGAGGCGTCCGACATTTGTTCCCGCGTGTGGAAGCTCACGGGCGCGGTTGTGACGGAAGAGACGATTAACGGCGCGATTGACAAGATTGTTGCGCTTGTGCCGTAGGAGGTGCGAACCATGAACAGGAAAGAACAGCGCGAGGCAATGGGCGCGGCGGGGCTTTTGATGTTTATTGTGATTGCCGCCGCAGTGTCGGCGGCATTGCTTGTGACGGGGTGCGCCACGCAGTACGGCGGCGGGAAGGTTACGGACGGCTTGAACGTTTCGGCTGGCGCGCGCCTTCCGGCAAGCGAACAGGTGCAGTTGACGTTGTTCAACTATCTGTCCGGGTTCAACTTCAGCTTCGACGACAACGCGGCGGCTGAAATGTGGTATTCCACGACAAACAGCGTTTCGTTCTGCTACGGGCTTTACGATTCGTCCACCGTGAAGAACGCGCATGTGAAGCTCGAACCGTGCGTTGTCTACGAGGCGGCGACAAACGCCTGCCAGTGCGCTTCCGGCGGCGAATGCACCTGCAAGGACGCCTGCGAATGCGGCAAGGACTGCGCTTGCGGCACCTGCAAGGCGCGTGCGCCGTAGAATCGCGCGCAAGCCCCGGAATTTTGCCCGTGGCGCGCTTCCTGTCTTCGGCGTCTACCATTCAGCCCAAGACACAGGGAACGCGCCACGGGCTTTCTGCAAGCCTTACGCGCGCACGCGCATACGCGCGTATAGAAATTATAATATTTTATAGCCTAGTAGCCAGTAAGAATGTTATTGCATTCTACGGCGATACGTGCGCGCGCGTAGCGTCAGCCTATTTCCTCAATGACGCCGCCGACCGTTCGCACAAGCTCTTCGACGTATGCTTCACGGGAATAGCCGTCCGTTATCCGCGACCCGTCGGAATGCCCCAACAGCGCCCCCGCAGTGCGTATGCCATACTTGCGGCGGACTTCGGTTGCGAACGAATGGCGCAGGCGGTTTGGCGTCCATTCCGAAACCTTGGCGTTCACGCAGGCGCGCCGGACGGCGAACGTGTACGTCGCGGTGTTCCACGACGCCGTGCCCCGCTTAATCGGCAGGTGCGCGCGTATTCCGCTTGGCGGAGGGTTCGCAATCACCCTTGCCGGGGCGAACGGGTACCCGTCAAACTTGCCGTCACGGTACTTCGAGAGGATGGCGCGCGCCTTCGCGCCTATCAGCACGACGCGAACCATTCCGCGCCACTGCGTCTTGTGGAACGGCGGGCGGTAGACCCAAGGCGTGGCCGACGTGTCAATGTGGTTCCAGCGCATTGCGCAGACTTCTTCCGGGCGCATTCCCGTAAGCCGATGCACACGCACCATGTCCGCCACGTTTTCGGGCATGGCGGCAACCGTGCGTTCAATGTCGGCGTCCGGCACGGGCATTACGGGCACTGGTTCGCGCAACGTCGTTCTGTTCGGCTTTAGCGGCTGTACCTGCGTCAGTTCCGCCTTGAGTACGGCGGGAATCAGCGCGGCGTCAAGCGCCCAAGTCCACATGCGGCGGATTCGCGCCATGTAAGCGTTCACCGTCGTTCGTGACAGCGCGCCGTCGGCGCACATTGCTTCGCGCACGCGTAGCATGTCGCCGTGCGTTAGCGCCGTTGCGGGCTGTTCGCCGTACATGTCCCGCAGGGTGCGCAGGGAAAGGCGGGCAAGCGACACTTCGCTTGTCTGTTCGCCGTCCGGCCTGCGGTAGTACGTCAGCGTGTGTTCGAGGTACGCCGCGCATATCTCTTCGACGGTGTTTGACCTAATGGTTGTCGTCGGAACCTTGCGCGTGGCGTCTTCCCATATCCGCCAAGCGGCCTGCACCGCAAGTTCGCGCGGCCTGTCTGCGGAAAGCGCCACGTCGTGCCCCGGCGCCTTGAGCGGGCGCGCCTTGCGCTTCCTCTCGCCGGGCAAGCGGACTGCATAGTACCACTTGCCGTTGTTGTTGTATATTGTGCCTTTCAT